AACGCTCTGCTGAGCCGCCTGAACCAGCGCGGCAACGTCAAGACCATCAGCGGCGGTAACGTGATCTTTGAAGAACTCTCGTTTGCTGAGAACGCAAACGGCGGCTTCTACTCTGGTTACGACCTGCTGCCCGTGGCTGCTCAGGACGTCATCAGCGCCGCTGAGTACCAGATCAAGCAGTACGCCGTCCCGGTCGTTATGAGCGGCCTGGAAATGCTGCAGAACAGCGGCAAAGAGCAGTTCATTGACCTGCTGGAAGGCCGCCTGAACGTGGCCGAGGCCACCATGGTCAACCAGCTGGCCCAGTCGATCTACTCCGACGGCACCGGCTCTGGCGGTAAAGAAGTGACCGGCCTGAACGCCGCTGTCCCCTCTGATCCGACCACCGGCACCTACGGCGGCATCAACCGCGCCACCTGGACTTTCTGGCGTTCCAAGCTGTACGACTTCAGCGCCCAGACCGTGACCCCTGGCCCGACCACCATCCAGGCTGGTTTGAACGCTCTGTGGGCCCAGCTGGTTCGCGGCACCGACCGTCCTGACCTGATCGTTCTGGACAACAACTACTGGTCGTACTACATGGGCTCCCTGCAGGCTCAGCAGCGTTTCACCTCTCCTGAGACTGGCAACCTGGGCTTCCCCACGCTGAAGTTCATGGACGCCGACGTCGTTCTGGACGGTGGTATCGGCGGCTACTGCCCGGCCAACACCGGCTTCATGCTCAACAGCAAGTACATCAAGTGGCGCCCCCACAAGGATCGCAACATGGTGCCGCTGAGCCCGAACCGTCGCTACGCCATCAACCAGGACGCTGAAGTTCAGATCCTGGCTTGGGCCGGCAACCTGACCACCTCTGGTGCTCAGTTCCAAGGTCGTATCCAGAACTAATTTGGTGGGCCTGTCGTGGGCTTCCCTTTCCCGAGCGGGTGGGGAAGCCCACTCACTCGGGTTTTTTTGAAGGAGAAATGAAATGGCAGCAACTTATGGCGCAGCAGTTTCGGTGAACGCCCCCGCGGTCGTTGACACCAACGCTTCCCAAGGCACCGGCGCAGTCTCTGAAGGCATCGGCCTGATCGGCGCTGACGGCGTCAGCATTGGCGGCTCCCGGATTGGCGGTTCCCCGGGCACCGATCTCAAGTTTGAGACCAACACCCCCGCTTAATACAAAAAGGAAAACACCATGCAACCCACGACACCGACCATTTTTGAAGAACCCAACGACTGGGCTAAGCCCGACGAGACGCGTTTCTCGATGGACAACAAGCTCTATGTTGAGTTCTACCGCAAGCCCGTCCTGCAACCCGGCAAAAGCCGCGAAGCAGGACGAGCTGTTTATGAGGAAATCGACTACGTCCGCATCCACGTGCCTGGCGACAAGAGCAGCGTGATCGAGCGACCTGTCACCCAGCAAGACGTCTTCCGATTCCAAGACCGCTACAACAAGTGGAAGGCTGGTCAGGAAGAAGCTGTGACCGGCACGCCGCTGTCGGCACTGCCTGGCATGACCGCGTCCAAGGTTGAGGAATACAAGTTCTTCAAGCTGGTCACGGTTGAGCAGCTGGCCGAGGCCAACGACAACCTGGGCGCCAAGTTCATGTCGTTCCACCAGGACAAGCAGCGCGCCAAGGCGTTCATCGAGGTTGCAAAGAACAACGCGCCGATCGAGAAGATGAACGAGGAACTGCAAAAGCGCGACGCCGAGATCGAGAACCTCAGAACGATGGTCGAGGCCTTGCAGGCGTCCCAGTCGGGCAAGCGCAAGGTAGCGGCCGCTGCAGAGGCGGTCGAGTAAGCAAAAGGGCACGGGAATGTCATACCAAATCATCGCTGAAAACTCGTTGTCGGCCATCGTTCAAAACGTGGCCGCGATGGTGAGCTATCCCGTGCCTGCTGACCCTGCGGGATCGACAGACCCCGCTGTCATCCAGATGGTGCAGGCCGTGAACATGGCCGGCGTCGAGCTGCTGTCCATGTTTGACTGGCAGCAGCTGGTCAAGCGCACCTCGATCCCAATCCAGGCTATCACGCCAAACATCCGCGAGCAGGCTTTCTTGCTGCCCGAGGACTTCTACGACTGGGTCGATCAAACCAACTGGAACGCCAGCACGCAGTTCCCGTCGCTCGGCCCTGTGTCGCCCCAGATGTGGCAGCAGCTGCTGATCCGCGTCACGCTGCCCACGCTGTCGTTCTATTGGCAGGTGCGCGGCAACATGCTGTACGTGCTTGCGCCGCCGGCGACCGAGCAGACGATGAGCTTCTACTACCTGTCGGCGGGCTGGGTGCGCGATGCAGACGACCCCGACCTGTACAAGAACCGCATGACGAAGAACGGCGACACAGCTTTGCTGGACGCGCCGATGCTCACGTACTACGCCCGCGTGAAGTGGCTCGAGATGAAGGGCCTGGACTCCAGCGCCGCGGCTCGCGACTTCCACATCATGTACGAGAACCGCAAGGCGGCCAAGACGGGCGCCGCTGTGCTGTCGATGGCCCGCGATTTCCGCATCCCGTACATCCAGCCGCTGACCAACACGCCTGACACTGGCTACGGGGGAGCTTCCTGATGCCTCTGGTGCCGCTCAAGTCCGGCCGCGCGCCCGCCCGCTCGGCGGCGGCCCAGACGTCCCAACTTGCAAACACACCGCCCCCGACGGGCGGCTTGAACCTGCGCGACCCGATCAGCGAAATGTCGCCTTTGGACGCGCTGGTCATGGACAACATGATCCCGCGCCAGCAGGGAGTGGAACTGCGCAAGGGCTGGCAGGTGTTTGTGGATGCCGAGGAGGGCATCACCGAATACAAGTCGACGTTTGCCTACAACGCAGCCAACCCGAACGACTCCAAGCTGTTCGCGGCCGAAGGTGGCGACATCTACGACGTGACCGACGGCACGTCTGTGCTGTCTCAAGCCGCGACCGGCAGCACGTCCGACTTGTGGTGGACGAGTCAGTTCTCCACCACCTCGGGCGTCTATTTGCTGGCCGTCTCGCCCGACGCTGGCTACTGGACTTACGACAGCGTCAACGGCTGGGTCGACCGCACTGCGGCCTGCACCGGCTTGCCGACCAACGTGCGCACGGTGGCCGTGTGGAAACAGCGCATCTGGTTCACGTGCGAAGACGACTCGGACGTCTACTACCTGCAGGACGTCAACGCGATCCAGGGCACGGCCGTGGCCTTCCCCATGGGATCGGTGCTGCGCAACGGCGGCTACGTGTCCGCGCTGGTCAACTGGACGATCGACTCTGGCTTCTCGGTCGACGACTTCTTGGTCGTGATTGGAACCGAGGGCGACATCGGCGTCTGGGCTGGCACTGACCCGGCCAGCGCAACCGATTTCGGCATCAAGGGCGTCTGGTACATCGGCCCGGTGCCGCGCTACGGCGTCTATTTCACGCCGTTCGGTGGCGACGTGATGATCCTGAGCGTGCAGGGCCTGATCCCGCTGTCGAAGCTGATTTCGGGTCAGTACAACGAGGCCGCGGCCAACACGATGCCTGCGTCTAAGGTGCAGCCGGTGCTCGGGCCGCTGATCGCCCAGCTGCAGGATCAAGAGTCCTGGAACGTCATCCTGGTGCCCAAGGAAAGCATCCTGCTGATTCAGGTGCCCATGAACACCGCCGGCGTTTACCAGCAGTACGTGATGAACACTATCACCGGCGCCTGGGCGACGTTCTCCAACATGAACATGGTCAGCACGGCGCTGCTCGGCGGTCAGCTGTACTTCAGCGACAACCAAGGCCGCGTGTGCAAGGCCCTGTACGGCAATTACGACGGTGCCGACATTGCCGGCTTGAATGGCTCGGCCATCGAGGGCGATGTGCAGGGCGCGTTCAACTCGTTCGGCACCCCTGCGCAGCTCAAGAAGTTCCAGATGGTGCGGCCGATCTTCATGGCGCCCACGGCGCCCAGCGTGCTGCTGCAGCTCAACACCCAGTATTCGGTCAGCAACGTGTCAGGCTCACCGAACTACACCGACTACGGCGAGGGCGTCTGGGACGACAGCAACTGGAGCGAGGCCTTTTTTGCCGGCGGAATCAACACCTACCAGGCTTGGGTTGGCGTGTTCGGCCTGGGGTACTACGGCTCAATTCGCATGAAGGTGCGCGGCGTGCCAGGCACGGTGCTGACGTCCATGCACGTGATGAGCGAGCTCGGGGGGATCATGTGATGAAACTGGTCACTGATCAGCCCGGCGAGTATCCAGTGGTCTGGGAATGGATGAACCGCAAGACGCGGCTGCCGTGGAGCACTGACCTGCGCATGGTGGCCTTGATGCGTGGAGACGGCACGATCGCCGCCGCGGTGGGCTACAACGCCTGGACGTTTAGCAGCTGCTGGATGCACGTGGCTTTTGACAGCCCGCACAGCATGAACAGGACGCTCATCCGCGAAGCGTTTGAGTACCCGTTCGTAAAATGTGGCATGGACGCCGTGTACGGGCTGACGCCAAAGGGCAACGATGAAGCCCTGCGGATGAACGAGAAATTGGGTTTCCGCAAGATCGCCGAAACGGTTGACTGCGTGATGTTTGAAATGACGGCTGACGAGTGTCGTTGGCTCAAGGAGAAAGAACATGGGCGGCAAAGGATCAGCACCTCCACCACCTGACTATGTCGGCGCAGCACAACAGCAGGCTGCCGCCTCGCGTGAGCTGACGGACGTTCAAAACTGGGCCAACCGGCCCACGCAGAACACGCCGTGGGGCTCGACGTCCTGGTCGGCTCAGGCTGCAACTGATCCTGCCACCGGAAAGCCGATCACGCAGTGGACACAAAACACCACACTCAACCCTCAACTGCAGGACGCGCTCAACGACCAGCTGTCGATTCAGTCTGGCAAGAGCGACCTTGCGCAGGGTTTTATGGGTCGTGTGCGAAACGAGTTTTCGCAGCCGTTTGACTGGAACGGTTTGCCGCAGATGGCTTCTCTCGGCCGCGCTCCCAGCCTTCAAAGCAACATTGCCGACTACAGCACGCAGCTGAACACCGGCGTCAAACCGATGACGCAGAACCTGCAGACCGGGTTCAGCCTGCGCGGGCCTCAAATGGGCATGGACACTATGTCCGGCCAAGTGCAACGCGGCCTGGCGACCAACGACAACCCGTCGTTGCCGCAGATCGACTCCGGTTTCCGCAATCAGGTTGCTGATCAGTTGTTCCAGCGCATGCAGCCTGTGCACGACTACCAGACGCGCTCGCTCGAGACGAAGCTGGCGAACCAGGGCCTGCGCCCTGGCTCAGAAGCCTACAACCGCGCCATGACGCAACTGGGCCAGCAGCAGGCCATGGAGCGTTTCAACGCGCTCGACCAGTCTGGCAACGAGGCGCAGCGTCTGTTTGGCATGCAGATGGGCGCTCGCCAGCAGGCCTTCAACGAGGACGTGGGCAGCGGCCAGTTTGCCAACCAGGCGACCGGACAGGCCTTCAACCAGGGTCTGCAGGCCTTCAACTTTGGCAACCAGGCGCAGAACCAGGCCTACAACCAAATGATGGGCCTGGCCGGCTTGAACAATCAAGCCAACCAGCAGGCCTTCAACCAGAACCTGCAGGCCGCTCAGTTTGGCAACCAAGCACTGGGCCAGGCCTCGGCGCTGGACATCGCACGCCAGCAGGCCATGAATCAGGCAGCTCAGCAGCAGTTCGGCATGAACCAGCAGGCTGCCCAGTTCCAGAACCAGTTGCGTCAACAGGCGATTGCCGAGCAGGCTCAGCGCCGCGGCATGTCGCTCAACGAGATGAACGCTCTGCTGACTGGACAGCAAGTGGGTATGCCGCAGATGCCTGGCTTCAGTCAGGCTCAGCGCTCGGAGACGCCGCAGCTGCTCAATGCCGTTGGTCAGCAGTACGACGCCCAGCTCGGCGCCTACAACGCGCAGCAGGCCGGCATGAACAACCTGCTGAGCGCTGGTGCACAGCTCGGCTCTGCCGCGTTCATGTTCTCTGATCGCCGCCTGAAGTCCAACATCAAGCGAGTGGACACGCACGCGATTGGCGTGGGCATTTACGAGTACACAATGATGGGAATGCCGCAACGCGGTGTGATTGCGCAAGAGGTTGAGGCGGTTCGTCCTGACCTGGTCAAGCGTCACGCCAACGGCTTCCTGATGGTCAATTACGGAGGTCTGTGATGAACGACGACATGATGTTTGAGTATCTGATCCAGATGGGTCAGATGCGTCCAGAGGAAGCTGAACTGAAGCGCCGCCAAGCGATGGTCGACGCCTTGCGCAAGGGCGCTATGACGCCGATGGAAGGCCAGATGGTGGGCAAGCACTACGTGAGCCCCGGTCTCGCGGGCGCGATCAGCCAACTCGGCCAAGCCTATTTTGCTGGCCAAGGACAGCAAGGCGTGGACACGCAAGTCAAGGACATGAACGCCCGTCAGGCCAAGGCGCTTGAGGAAATGCGTCGTCGAAGGGGTATTGGCGGGCTTGCTCCACAAGCTACCGAGCAATACAGCGACCCTGACCAACAGTTCTTGATCCAGAGGTAAGTCATGGTTGACTACAGCCTTTTCACCAACGACGAGGAGATGCCTGAAGATGGCATTCTCCTCAAGAAGGCGCGCGCCAAGTCCAAAGGCGGCATGCTGACCGACACCGTGCGGCCAGGTGAGGCTGTGGCTTTGCCCGACGCGATCGCGCAGTATCGCCAGCGCGCCAGTGACCTGTACGGCCAAGGCGAGCAACTCTACAACTCGGAGCCCGACCTCACTCAGCTGCAGGCGTTTGCCAAGCAGCGAGGCGAGCAGGGCGACCGCTCTATGCTCACGGCATTGGCAGCGCAGTTTGCAGGGGAGAGCTTTGCCCCTGTGCAAGAGCAGCTGCTGAAAAAAGCAGCAGCTGCCCGCGACCCGATGAAGCTGGGCAGCGGCATGCTGACGTCCGACGGCCAGTTCATCAAAGACCCGTTTGCAGAGCGCGACAAGCGCGCCGAATTCCTGCTGCAGCAGGCCAAAGCCTACGAGACGCTGGCGCAGTCTGCTGAGACGCGCGAGCAGCAGCAGGCCTACCGCGCTCAACAAGACGCAATCCTTAACGAGTTCCGACGCATCGGTTTAGGTATCCAAGGCATGAACGCCCAGACCGCCCGCGCGGCTGTCGGCCCTGGCGGCAAAGCCCCGGCCGGCTACCAGTGGACAACCGGCCCAGACGGCGCGCCCGCGTTGACGTTTATCCCCGGCGGCCCTGGAGATCCCAAGGTTAAAGCCGAGGGAGGCGTTGCAACGGAAGACGAGCGCAAAGCGGCTGGCTGGTTCTTCCAGGCCGACAACGCACGTCGCAACATGAATCAGATCGTCAAGCGCAACCCTGGCGCCGCCTATCCGACGGTGACCGAGCGAGCTGCCGGTTTGATCCCCGCTGTTGGTGGCGACATTGCTAACACTTTGCGCCCAGAAGATCGTCAGAAGTTTGTTCAGGCTGCTGAGTCAATGGCCGAGGCCCTGCTGCGCGCGGCCACTGGCGCCGGCGTGAACAAGGACGAGGCCGCGCAGAAGGTGCGCGAGCTGGTGCCGCAACTGGGCGACAAGCAAGGCACCGTGGAACAAAAGACGGCCAGTTATGACGTCTACATGAAGTCACTGCAAGCTCGCGCTGGCCGCGCTCTACCTCCCGGCGCCGCGCCTGGCGCTGACAACGACCCGCTGGGGCTGCGGAGAAAGTGATGGAGAAGATCAAGCTCTCCAGCATCCGCTCGCAGTTCCCGATGTATGGGGACTTGAACGACGACCAGCTGCTGATCGCGCTGCGCAAAAAGTATTACTCCGACATCCCGCCGGCGCAGTTTTACAACCGCATCGACTATGACACCCAGCGCATCGATCCGACCGAGGGCATGAGCACGACCGAAAAAGTGCTGGCCGGCGCCGGCAAGTCGATCACCGACATTTTTCGCTCGGGCAAGCGCTTGGCCAACATGGTCGGCATCGGCGACTACGACGAGGCGGCAGCCAAGGCCGACCAAGAGCTCGACAAGTCGCTGATGGACACCACAGCCGGCAAGGTCGGCAAGTACGGCACGGACGTCGCATTGACGTTCGTGCCCGGCCTCAAAGGTCAGCAGATCATCACCGAGGGCGTCAAGACTGGCGCCCGCGTTTTGCCCCGTGCTGTGCAAGCCACCACCCGCGCAGCCGCCCCGTACATCGGTGCGGCTGGATCTGGTGCTGTGCTGGGCGCGATCACCAGCCCCGAGGACATGGGCGAAGGCGCCAAGTTCGGCGCTCTGGCTGGTGCTGGTGGCGAGGCTGCGGGCAGGGTGCTGTCGGCCGCCTACAGAGGCGGCAAAGCCGTTTTTGAGCCCCTCACAGATGAAGGCCGCAACCGCGTGCTCAAGCGCACGCTCGAGCGCTTTGCCACCGACCCCAACAAGCTGCGCGACCCGTCCCTGATCCCATCCAACGTGACCGTGCCCGGGCGCATGCCTGAGCTCGCTCCTGGCACGCTGGCCGAGGCCACGCTCGATCCCGGCATCGCCCAGCTGCAGCGTGCTGCCGCGGCCGCATCGCCTGACGTGGCGTCTGCCCTGGCCGAGGCCCGCGGCCGCCAGGTGGCGAGCTACAAGGGCATCCTGGACGAGCTGGCCGGCAATGACGGAAAGCGCGAGTTCTTTGACGCAGCACGCGAGGGCGCGGCCAACCAGCTGTACCGCAAGGCCGAATCCGAGGGCTTGAGCATGACAACGCCTTTGGAAAACCAGATGGCCGAGCTCATGCAGCGCCCGTCGATCCAAGCGGCCATGCAGAAGGCCAAGGTGCTGGCGCGCGAGAAAGGCATCGACATCAACAACCCAGGCGGCAGCGTGCAGGGCCTGCACTATGTCAAGAAGTCGCTGGACGACATGATCGGCGCGGCCAAACGTGCGGGCAACAACAACGAGGCCTCGGCGCTGATCGAGACGCAGCAGAATTTGCTGGACTTCATGCGCCAAGCATCGCCCGGCTACGGCGAGGCGCTGGACACCTATCGCGCCATGTCGCGCCCGATCAACCAGATGGACATCGGGCAGACCCTGCGCGATCGCGCCATCCCTGCGCTGGCCGACATGAGCGACGGCTCGCTGGCGCGTGTGAATGCCAACAGCTACGCCAACGCCTTGCGCAACGCTGACGCCACGGCCGCCAAGGCCACCGGCATGCGTGGCGCCAAGATGGCAAACGTGCTTGATCCTGACCAGCTGCGCGCGGTCGAGGGGATTGGCGAGGACATGGCCCGCTACGCCACGGCGCAGGAGCTCGGCCGCGTGCCTGGCTCGCCGACCGCCCAGTACTTGGGCGCGCAGAACGTGATTCGTCAGTTCCTGGGCCCGCTTGGCATCCCGCAGTCGGCCGCCGACTCGATGATCGGGCGCATCACCACCGGCCTGCTGAGCTTGCCGTTCAAGCTCACGCAAAGCCAGACCGAGCAGCTGCTGGCCCGTGCTCTTACCGAGCCCGGCGTCGCTGCGAAAATCATGTCGACCACAGACCCCAAGACGATTGCAGAGATGCTGCAGCCGTACATGGCCCAGCTGGCGGTTCAAGGGCAAATTCAGTAATCGGAGAGAAACATGTCACGCAACGGATCTGGAACCTACACGCTGCCCAGCGGCAACCCGGTTGTCTCTGGGACGCTCATCGAGGCGACCTGGGCAAACAGCACGCTCAGCGACATCGCGTCTGCGCTGACCGACTCGCTCTCGCGCTCGGGCCAGGGCGGCATGACGGCCGCGCTGCGTCTGTTCGATGGCACGTCGTCTGTGCCGGGCTTGGCATGGGGCAGCGAGACGACCACCGGTTGGTATCGCGCTGGCGCTGGTGACATGCGTCTGGTGGTGACTGGCTCGGAGGTGATGAAGTATCTGGCGACCGGTGTGACTGTCACGGGCACGATCGGCGTCTCTGGCGCGGCTACGCTGTCCTCGACGCTGGCTGTGACTGGCACCACCACATTGACCGGCGCGGCCACTCTCACGGCCAACCCCACGCTGTCCGCAGGCACAGCCAACGGCGTGGCCTACCTCAACGGCTCCAAAGTCCTGACCAGTGGCAGTGCGCTGACTTTTAATGGAACGGCTTTTGGTGTTGGCATTCCTACGCCCGCTTACGGGAATGTTGAAGTGCTTGGCACTACCAGCACCACAGGCGTTTCTGTTTCTTCTGCAACCTCCAGCCCATACAGCGTCAGGATGTTCTTGGACACCACCGCTGGGACTGCAAACATTTACACCCACAAAGTCGGTACGGGTCTTGGGTATCCACTTGCGTTCAGTATTGATGGCTCCGAACAAATGCGCCTGACCTCCACAGGTCTGGGCATTGGGACGAGTTCGCCTTCGCAGAAACTTCATGTCTACGCCGCAAGCGGTTCGATTCGTTCTCTGACAGAGACTGGCAACACCAGTTCCGCAGCGTTCACTGCAAAGAACTCTGGGGAGTCTGTTGACTACGGCGTGGACTCCACGGGCGGCTTCATTCAGGTTGTTGGCGCAAAACCTTTGCTGTTCTACACAAACGCAACAGAGCGTATGCGCCTTGACGCCACCGGCATCCTCTCTCTCCAGAACGACCAGCTCATCTACAACGGCAAAGGCCTGGCGTTCTACAACTCGACCAACGCCAACTACTACTCGCTCTACAACAGCTCCGGCACGCTCACGTTCTCCAACGGGACAGGGCGCATGTATCTGGATGCGAGTGGGAATTTGGGGATTGGTACGACTTCTCCATCAACTCAGCTGCACGTTAATTCCGCAGCAGATACAACCGTCACGATTGATAGTGGCGGCACTGCCTATGCGTCGGTGGTGAGCTTCGTTGCTGATTCTGAAAGGGCAAAAATCATCGGCGGCTATCAAAGCGGCGGCGGTGGCTATCTGGCGTTTAACACAGATAGCACAGGCGGTAGCGATGTCGAACGCGCCCGCATCGACTCCAGCGGTAACTTTTTGGTGGGGACGACAAGTACTTTCTCGCCATCATCAAAATTTGCTTCTGTTGCTACGGGAACTCAAAGTGCTGGCGCTTTTGTAACAGATAGTGCTGGATGGCAGTCTGTTGTTTGCTGGAATAAGGCAACATCAGGAACTATTTATCTTATTGAATTTGGAACGGGAACTAGCTATGCGGCCAGAGGGTCAATTACATACAACGGAACTTCCGTTGCATACAACACCACCTCTGACTACCGCCTGAAAGAAAATGTAAAGCCCATGCGTGGCGCATTGGCAAAAGTCGCTGCGCTAAAACCCGTGACGTATACATGGAAGGCAGATGGCTCAGAGGGTGAGGGCTTCATTGCTCACGAGCTACAAGAAGTTTGCCCTAATGCAGTTGCTGGCGAAAAGGACGCCGTGGACGTTGAAGGCAATCCAAAGTACCAAGGTATCGACACCAGCTTTCTTGTTGCCACTCTGACCTCTGCAATCCAAGAACAGCAAGCCATCATTGAAAGCCTTAAGGCCGATGTGGCCGCACTGAAAGCGGCAGCATGATCTACCTCGGCCTGCTGATCTACGTCCTGTGGGCCGTGCTTGCTTGCTACGGCCTGTGGGTGTTCTACCTTGCCACGATGAACCTGAAGCGTGTGCGTGACAGCGGGGGCTTGTCCCCGTGGGCACTGCGCTTTGGGTATCCAGTGCTGTTCATCGGGCTGGTGCTGGACATCGCGGTCAACTGGCTGGTTGTGACCATCATCCTGCTGGAGTTCCCGCAGGAAACCACCGTGACGGCCAGACTCAAGCGGCACAACAAAGAATCCAGCGGCTGGCGTAAGTCAGTCGTCAGCTTCTTTGAGCCGCTGCTTGATCCGTTCGATCCCAGCGGCAATCACATCTGAGCAGCGATGCGATAATCGCCACACAACAAGAACACCACAACCCACGACAACCCACTGAAAGACTCACATGGAAATCAACCTCAAACTCGACCTGCAAGAAGTCAACGGCCTGCTCAACGTCCTCGGCCAGTTGCCCACCAGCACGAACATCTGGCCCCTGGCCGCAAAGATCCGCTCGCAAGCTGAGGAGCAACTGCCCAAGGAGGAGCAGCCGGCTGAAGCTGTAGCCGGTCTGACCGACTGACGGAGTACCCCAGCGATGGCCGACGAAGTACACCTGGCCCCAAGTGACAACGCGCACCTCGATCGACGATTCGACGAGCTGCTCGCTGAGATCAAGAAGATCTCCTCCGCGTTCACCACGAACGAGGATGGCACGACGGACTTTGAGGGCCATCGCCGATTCCATGAAGAAAAGATCCGCGCAGCGAAAGCTGAAGCGGATTTTTGGCGCGAGCTCAAGCTCGAGATCGCCAAGAAGGGCCTGTGGTCGCTGCTGGTGATCATCTGCGGCCTGGTGGTCGTTGGCGCGTCAGCCAAGTTGGGGCTCACAAAATGAAAGACTGGCTGCTGTCTTTTGTGGCGGCGGCTGTTCTGGTGTCGCTGATTATTTGGTGTACACAAATTATTTTTGGCCTGATCTATGGCTGACTTTCTGCCGGCCTACGAGGCCATGATCAAGAACGAGGGCGGCTACGTGCTGCACACCGTCGCGGGCGACCGCGGCGGCATGACCTACGCAGGCATCGCCCGCAACATGAACCCGCATTGGCCGGGCTGGGTCAAGATCGACAACGGCGACCAGGTGCCCGCGCAGTTGGTGCGCGACTTTTACAAGCCCAACTACTGGGACAACATCAAGGGCGACCAGATCAAGAGCCAGGTCGTCGCCCAAGCCATCTTTGACTTCCATGTGAACGCTGGCGCAGTGGCCCGCAAGCTCGCCCAGCTGGTGGTGGGCGCCACCCCTGACGGCGCGATCGGCGACAAGACTGTGGCGCTCCTGAACGCCTACGACGAAGACAAGTTTGTCATGGCCTACGCGCTCGCCAAGATCGCCCGGTATCGGGACATCGTGACCCGCGATCGCTCGCAGCAGAAGTTCCTGCTGGGCTGGATCAACAGGACGCTGAAGGGCGTGGCATGAACATCCTGGGCATCGGTTCGGTGATCGAGTCTGTCGGCAAGGTCGCAAGCGACCTCATCACCACCGACAAGGAGCGCATGCAGCTGGAGCTGGAGGGCCGCAAGCTCGATCAGGCCATCGACCTGGCGCAGATCGAGGTCAACAAGGTCGAGGCGGCCAGCTCGAGCGTGTTTGTGGCCGGCTGGAGGCCCGCCATTGGCTGGATCGGGGCCGCGGCCATGGCCTACCAGTTCCTGCTCTATCCGATGCTCCTGTGGGGCTGGACGTACCTGCAAGGCACTGGCTGGATTCCTAAAGAGCTCTTGCCCCCGCCGGTGCTGGACGCGGATCAGCTGTGGGTGATCCTGTCAGGTATCCTGGGCATTGCCGGCATGCGCTCGTTCGAGAAAACGAAGGGCGTGGCAGCCAAATAAGCTGTGCCAAAATTGTGCCGTGGACTTGTGCCACAAAGCAGTTGCCGGAACCTCTGTGCCCTGAGAAATCAGGGCACTTTTTTGTCCGGTCGCACTGCAAATCCGTGTACGCCGGTTCGATTCCGACCCCCGCCTCCACTGATTTCATTCAAGAAATTCTCCTGACTGAAGCCTGACAAAAGCGGCCGTGTGCCAAATTTGTGCCGTAGCGCAGTCAGGAGCCCCCAAGCGACGCGCGAGCGCGTCCAAGGGCACAGACATCACCCGGCCGTCGAAATCGACTCTGGCGGCCAGCCTGGGGCCTTGCGACCACACTCCCAGCACCGTGCCGACCTGACCCACCGTCCAGGGCGTGCGAATGACCACCACGCGCACGCCCGGCAGGGCGATCAGCTCGCGCAGCTCCTCGAGGCGCTCGCGCTGGCCGGTGTGCACGGCCACCGCGTGCGCTTGGATCTGCTTAATGTGCTCGTTCACAACGTGACCTTCTCGGCCGCGGCGGCCAGGTGTTCGGGGGACAGGTGAGCATATCGCTGCACCATCTGCGGAGAATGCCAGCCGCCGAGCTCTTGCAGCACTGACAGAGGCGTGCCGGCCATCGCGTGCCAGCTGGCCCAGGTGTGGCGCAGGTCATGGAACCGCAGCCAGGGCACGCCAGCGCGCTTGCAGGCGTTCGTCCAGGTGGTGGGCGAGATGCGCTCAGGCACCTTGAACACCAGACCCTCACGCGGCTCAGGCATGGCGGCCAGCATGTCCTTGGCTTGGCTGTTGAGCGGCACCAGGATGCGCTCGCCGGCCTTGGCCTCGTCGGCGTGCACGATCACCATGCCCTTCTCGAGGTTCACGTTCTCCCAGCGCAGGCCGTGAACATTCGATCTTCTCAACCCGGTGAGCAAAGCGAAACGGACAAGACACCGGTACTTTTCCGGGAGCGCGGCGATCAAATTGGTCGCCTGTTCCTGCGTCAAAAATGCGACGCGGCGGCGCGGTTCCTGCTCGGTGCGCAGCACGGGCGCCTTGTCCAGCCAGTCCCACTCGCGCTCGCAGGCGCGCAGGATGGCGCGAATGAGCGCGCGGTAGCGGTTGCGGGTGGCGGGCTTGACGTCCTGCGGCAGGGCCTCCTCGAGCGTGTCGCGGTCAAGCTCGGCCAGCAGCTTGCTGCCGAGGGCAGGCTTGAGGAAATCGATCTTGTCCTGGTCGTCGCCGATCGACTTCTTGTGGCCGCGCTCGGTCAGCCAGCGCTTGGTGGCGTCGCCCCAGGTCTTCTTGGGCTTTTCCTTGAGCACGCCCGTGCGCCAGAGCTCAGCCTTGCGGATGTCGTGCAGCTCTTGGGCCTGCTCCTTGTCGCTGGTCTTCAAGGACTCGCGCACGCGCTTGCCCTTGATCATCACGTCAATCCAGTAAGTCTCGCCGCGTAGTTTGATTGCCATCGTTCTGCCTCGTTCAGTTGGGTTGGGCGCAGAGCCAGCTCTGGGTCAAAGTCTTGTTTTGCTCGTTCACGGCCAGCGAGCGGAAAATGCGGCCGCCCACGTACCAGCGCAGAACGGTGCCGCGCTTGACACTGACGACACGTGCCGTGCGTTTGCCGGCGGGCGTCAGGTCAAGGTCTGTGTGAATGACAATTTTGGGGATGTTCATCGTTCGCCTCGTTTGGTTGTTGGTGAGATTATCGCAACAGCACAAGCAAAGGTCAATACCCGGATTATTTGGTCACACCAGCCCCCCACAAACCGATCAGCGCCGCCTCGGCCTTGCCGTCGTCCTTCACGCGCTTGAACTCGCCGGCCTGGGCGGGCCAGACCTGGGCGGCCTTGGCCCGGGCGGCGTCCTTGCCGGTGTTGAGCTTCATATCCTTCTTCCACTTGGCGGGCGTCACCGTCTGGCAGGGGATCGCCAGGCCAGCCATGACGCCCAGCACGATGCCGAACGCCTGGCCGAAGGCGAACATGGAGCTCACGCCCTGGCCGGGCATGGCGCCCACCTGCTCGACGTAAGCCACCGCGCCCTGGTCGGCGTACAGGCGCAGCTCCGCGGCCAGCATTTCGGGGCTGACGCGGCGCTTGGCCTTGCCGCCGGTGACCACCTCCACGGCCGGCATGTCGAACACGTGCACCAGCTTGCCGGTGCTCTCGAGGATGGCGATCGCGCCAGCTGCGCCGGGGTCGACGCCGATGATGAAACTCATTTCCTTGCTCCAAAAAGACCCGCGAACGGGTTGGTGTAGTCCTTCCAGGTGCGGCCGCGCTTGATGCTGCTGACCGCCGCCTGTGTGATGCCGTAGCGCTTGGCGATCGCGCGCTGCGGCCCGTCCGCGTTGCGGATCTCCTCGACCAGCTCCGGGGTGAGCTTTGATTTCAGCCGGGCCTTGTCGGCCAGCTTCTTCATGCGCACCGGGTTGGTTTGGTGCTTGCGCTCCTTGGCGATCAGCTCCTGCAGGCGCTTGCGTGTGACCACGATGACGTGCTCGGGGTTGACGCACAGCTCGTTGCGGCACTTGCAGGTCGCCAGCTTGCCGTCCAGGTTCTTGCCCTGCGCCTCGGCGATGAAGCGCCTGACCTGGCTGGTGCGCTGGCGGTAGCGCATGACAGGCGTGGGCGCGTTGGGCTGCAGGGCGCCCGTCCACTCCCAGCAGTCGCCCACTTCCTCGATGTGCTTGCGGATGCGCTCAATCAGCTCGTCCATCGTCACCTCTGCTGGACATCACGCAGAGCGCGACAGTGAGCATGCCAAGGGCGTAGCCGATGAACGCGCCCACAACAATCCAGAGTGCAGTCATGTCATCCCCCTGCTGGGCAGCCGGTACGCGTCCATGGCTCCAGGCCTGGCCGTGAACTCGGCCGGCGGCACGTAGGGCGGCAGCTCATGTAGCGGGCGATAGCGCAGCGACTCCTGGCGTTGCACGTGCGCGCCGATGACTCCGCGTCCACTGCTGGTGATCTGGTAACGCATCAGCTCGCCGCGCTCCTTGGCAAGCGAGGAAATGTGCCCACCGCGTCGCAGCTTGCTGATGTGGTCTGACAGCTGCGCCATGCCGAGCTCGCGCTCGAGCTCGAGGCGGTTCTTGTCGCCGTGCTTTGCCAAGTGATGCAGCACGGACAGGCTCTTAGGGCCAAACGGGTGACTCATTTTTTGAATGCCTCCATCGCCTTGGCGGCGCCTTTGATCTTCTTGGCTTGCTCGCGCTTGGCCGGGTTGTCGGGCTTGGTCGGAATGTCGTCGGGATGCGTTGCAATGTCGTCCCACATCGTCTCCGGGTTCTGGTGCGCGGCCGTCGTGCTGCCGTCGGCCACCGTGCTCACAGGGAACTCGGTCTTGACCTTGATGACGTCCGCGATCAGCGAGCCGTTGCAGTTGTGCAGCTCCTTGCTGCTGAAGTTCGGGCCGTACTCCTTGATGCTGGCCGGGCCGTTGATGAAGTGCTCGCCGGTGGTCTTGTGCTTGTAGGTCACCCAGTTTTCACCACCGTCCTGCGGGTCGCCGTATGGCACCAGATCCGGGATGAACAGGTGCACGTCGCAGCCCTGTGTCTGCTCTTTGTAATCCAGCACCTTGCTGTGCTTTTCACAACGCCACGCGCCAGCCTCGACGGGCGAGCTGTGCGTGCAAGTGCGGCAGTTCGGCTCGGCCGCCTGGCCGCCGTGGCAGTGCTTCCACATCGAGCACCACTTGCACTCGAAGAACTCGGCGTCAGTGCTGATGCGGTACGGTGGCACAGGGCTGTCGATCAGTCTCTGGGCGCGTTCGATCAGCTGCGCAAAGCGATCCTTGTCGAAATGCACCCATTCGACATAGACGTCGTCGGTGTTCTTATTGCATGCCATGTACAGAGCGCGGTCGATTTCCATCAGGCCCATGTACACGGTCATCTGGTCATAGTGCTGCGGCTTGGCGCCCTTGACCGTCTTCTTGAGCAGTTCGTTAAATGACTTTTCGCTGTGTGTCTTGAACTCCAGCACGGCCGGGCTCTTGGGCGCCTCGGGCAGGCCCTTGGCCACGCCGTCCAGGCTGCCGCCAAAGTGGCCGTTGCAGGTGCTCACGCGCCACTGATCGCCGCTGTCGGGGTCGACGTCCCAGACCGTCGCGCCGATGCCGCGCAGCTCCTCGATGAAGCGCGCCTCCTCACGCTGGCCGGTGTTGAACAGACGCAGCATGCGGCCCTTGAATTCAGGCTTGAGAGCCCAGCGCCAGGTCAGCCAGATGTAGCGGTCGCAGTTGTGGCCGATCAGGCTGGCGCCCATGTGCGGGCGGTGCTCTTGGGGTTTGGATTCGTACCAGCGGATGATAGCCGCGCTGGTGGTGTGTGGTGATTCCGGGATGGCTGCCATGGTTCTCTCGTTCAAAAGGTGGGGCAGGGCGCCTGCGTCCGACACCCGGATGAGTGGGCTTGCGCTGTCGGCATCCGTCTTTCCCTGCCCCGATTCAGATCAGCCCCAGGGGCGGGCGCTCTTGGCCGGTGCGGCTGCAGGAGCAGGCGCGGCCGCGGGCTTGGCAGTAGGCACGTCCATGGCCGGCTTGTAGTTCCAGATCACGTTGCGCGTGCTGTCCTTCTTGTCGATGCCGATCTCGGCGATGAACGCGCGGTCGTGCAGCTGCTCGCTGTCGTTGACCTCGTCCACACCCAGCGCAGCGCACAGGCGCGCCAGCGACTCCTGGGCGATCTTCACGGCCTGGTGGTTGGGGTTGTCCAGGTTGAAGCGCTCCCAGTGACGGCGGCCAGAGTGCTCGCCAGAGATGACGTGCATCTCGCACTCAAGGTAGTGGCCGGTGCCAGCTTTGGTCGGCTTGGTGTCCGACTTGACGATCATCATTTCGTAGTCGCCAGCGGGCAGGGGCCCGAAGTTGCTGCTGCGTTCTTCAATCTGGATCTCAGATGCGCGGAAGTTCAGTTGTGCCATGGTTGTGGTTCCTCGTTCAAAAACAGTTGGTGGTGCAGTTGCTGCCGTAGCAGCAGGTTGTGCAGGTGACCATGCGGGTGCCTTGCATGATCGTGTGGGTGGTGCAGCTTGCCCAGACCATCGTTGCCGATGCGGCCAGCCAGATGGCGATGAGTGCTTTTTTCATTTGCGTGGTTCCTTAGTTCAGGAGTTGTGAGAGGCCGCGAGTGCGGCAGCGAATGCCTCCCAGTCGAGGGGCATGTTCTTCAGGCCAAACCGGTTGCCGCCCATGTGTGCGGGGTGCGGCTCGACATGAAGAATTCGTTTGCCCGTCGTGCGAGCTTTGGTTTCGGTCTTGCCATAACCGGCGTCCGACTCGGTGGTGACCACCTGGTAGTTGGCCCAGCCGATCACGTCGGCCCACTCCTGCACCAGGGCGGCCGCGCGGTCGTGCAGCTTCAGGACGTACTGGTCGTAGCCGTCGTGCAAGGGCGACTCGAAGTGCTTGATTTTGTCGTGCGCGATCAGGATCACGGCCATGTTCTTTTGCTGGCGCAGGGCCTCGAGGCCGTTGAGCAGCGAGCGCCACTCCTCGGCCGCGGCCACATAGCCCTTGCCGTAGCCTGGCGCCTCGATGCTGGCCCACTTGTTGGCCTTGCACACGTGCGCATTGACCAGCGGCTCAAGCCAGTCCAGGCTGTCGAGGAACACGGTCTGAAACTCATGCTCCTGCGTAAGCAGCGTCTCGATGGCCGCGTAGACCTCCTCAAGCGATCCGGCCAACGGGAAGGCGTTGGCGTCGACCGCGTCGGCGCCGTCCTCAGTCAGGATGCCGATCGCGTTCGGAGCGCTGGCCGCGAAGGTGGTCTTGCCGATCTTGCCGGGGCCAGCAATCACGATCTTGGGGGCGCGCAGCCGCTTGGTGCGCTTGATGGATGAGAGGTCGAATGCCATTTTGTTTTTCCTTGGTGGTGGGTCTGTCGTGGGATTGTGAAATTCGCATCAGTCTTCAGATCTTTTTGGCGATCGTTCGATGCGTGGATACCCTCGCCGCGCAAATTCAGATTTGTGCTTTGGCTCGGTGTAGGTGTCACCGATGACGGTGAACCGGTGTTCGTTGCCGCATTCATAGCGGCGCGCTTTTTCGCCTGTACTGCGCGTGCGCGTTTCCAGCAGTTCAGTCCAAGCGCCGCAGCGTGGACATTTCAAAACGGAGCCTCCTCTGCTTGATTGCGTTGCTGACGCTGATAAAAGCGCTCTTGCGATGGCGTCCAGGGCACGGGCCCAGAAGGTGGGGGAAACGGCCATGTCATTGCAGCCCTTTCAACCACGCAGCCATATATTTGATTGGAACGATTTGCCAGTAACGACCTTCGTCCACAGTCAGGAAGGCGCCATCTGAAGTGAAGCGAGCGCGTTCGTTGGTGTCGGGAGCAGGGCCGCAATCAACAACGCACAGCTCAAGGTCAACTGCAGAAGGCTTGACGACGCGGCCTTTGTCGGCCGCCAGCTTTATGATTTCATCGATGTTCATGCTCAGCTGCTCCACCATGCGACCAACAGAGCGGCCAAGCCGACACCAATCGCGGTGGCCAGCAGCCAGCTCGCAACGCGCTCCCATGTGGGCTCGCGGTGGGCCATCGGTTTAATGGACGCGTAGCCGTAGGTGAACGTGCAGTCGGCCAGCGTGCGGGGGGTGGTGATGTGCGAGGGTTTCATGTCGTGGGTTCCTTGGTTCAGTTTGTGATCTTGAAGTCGGCGGGCGCGTACTCGTTCCAGATGGCGCCGGTGGGGTCGATGTTCTTGCGCATCTCGCGCAGGGACTCGCGCTGGCTTTTGCCCGCGGCCCACACGCTGTAGTCGTCGCTGTAGTCGTAGTACCAGTCGTGGCCGGCAAGGGCTTTGCGGTATTGCTGTTCTGTGCTCATCGTTCGGGTTCCTCGTTCTTGCAACGCAAAATCGCGTTGAAGTGATTACGCCACAACGATGAGAAACCCACAACCCTATCCCGACAAAAACCTGGGGTTATTGCCCCAGGCTCATCAGGTGGGCTTGATCCAGAGTATGCGCGAGGCCCACGTCAGGTCTGCGTCAGTGCGCAGCGCGTTGCCGTTGCCGCGCACCAAGTTGAAGGTGCCAGAGCGGTAGCCGCGATTGACAAAGCCCACCAGGTGCTCACCGGTGGAAACGGCCACGCAGCACAGCTGGCCGAGGTGAGCGCGTGGGTCGTCCTCAGAAGGCGAGACGAAGTACATCCAGCCGTCCTTGGGTGAGTTGGGATACCGGATCTGCAGCGCATATGTGCCATCGGGGCAGTCTGCCGGCCCGACCACGCGGTCGTGCGTGCGCTTGGGGAACAGTGTGACCTCGCTCTCTTTGTCCACGTACCCAGTGACCTTCACGCGCCGCACGTCGTCGGTGACCTCGATGCCGGCCTGGCGCAGCACCTCAGTGATGGGCACGCCCAGGATCAAGCTGACCTGGTGCGCCTCCTCGTTGGTCATCTTGCGCTGGCCCCGTAACATCAGCGACACCGCGGCAGGGTCGAGCTCCATGAGCTTGGCCAAACCCCTCTGCGACAGCTTGCGCGTGCTTAATAGTTGACGAAACCACTCGGTATTCATCGGGGCCTCTTTTGGTGAGGTTTCCACATTGCCATACACTCCCCGATGAGTCAAACGCAACACATGAGGAAATTCAACATGTCCATCCCTGTCATCCATACCCTCGATCCTGCCTACACAGTGATTGAAAAACTCGGGGGAAAGAGCGAGGTCTGCGAGGCGCTGGGCCTCGACAAGTCCACGCTCTCGCGCTGGTGCCAGCCCAAGCCCATGGGCACGGGCGGCATCATTCCGCAGCGGTACTGGCCGCAGCTGATCGAGATGGCACGCGACAAGCGCGTGCGCATCACTCTCAAGGAGCTTGCCGCCGTTGAGGTGTGAGCATGGTCGTCGGAGCAAACACGATGACCAACAGCGACTTCCTCGCACACATCTACGGCGAGCTGGAGCCAGGCACCCACGGCTGGGTGTGCTCCTTCCGCGCTGATCCATCCAACGCGCCGCCGACCGTCTGGGCGGGGCGCGCCTACAAAGGCCTGCCCAACCAGGCAGCTCAGATCGACAAAGCCCTGCACGACAACACCTACTTCTGCACGTCCTCCCTGAAGGCTACGGAAGACGGCGAGATCGTCAGGCGCAAAGAAGCGTTCGCCCAGCTCAGGGTTTTGGTACTTGACGACGCCAACCCGCTCGAGGTAGGCAATTACACGTACGCAATTCAAACGAGCCCGGGCAACTTCCAGATCGGCATCGTGCTCGACGAGGAAGACCAGGACACCTACAACCGCCAGCTCGTCGACCGCGTCATGCAGACGATGGCCGCCCGGGGCTTCATCAAGGCCGATAAGTCGGGCAACAACTGCGTGCGCTACGTGCGCCTGCCCAACGGCATGAACACCAAGCCACGCGCCGCAGGCGAGTGGCAGGTTGTCATGGAGCACTTTCACGCCAACGTGCGCTGGAGCCTGGACGACGCCTGCGCGGCCGTGGGCATCGACCTGGACAACCTGCGCAACATGGTTGAGGTGGTGAAAAGCCCATCTTCACTAACATCCGGCGCCGGTGTGCACGCGGGTGAGATGGTCATGGGCATCACCGACCCCAACCCGGCCAACCGCGCCTACCACGACAGCATCACCCGCTTGGCCGCAAGCCTGGTCGCCGGTGGCATGTACCCGGGCGCGGCCGTGGAGTTCCTGTACAGCCTGATGGACGAGAGCCGGCCAGGCGATCCGCAAGAGCTGGCCCGCTGGCAAGCGCGCCGGGCCGAGATCCCGCGGGCCGTGAAGTCGGCCGAGAAGTTCGCGCCCGAGGAGCGCCAGCCGCCCAAGATCACTGTCAATCTGTCCATGGGCACAGGCTCACCGGACGAGCCTGACCATGTTGTTGACGCCAACAAAATGGTCGAGGGCGACCTCCAGCCCATGGACTGGGAGCGCCTGCAATACACCCAGCCCGAGCCCACCCAGTGGCGCTACGAGGGCTGGCTGCCCGAGGGCACCGTGACCCTGCTGGCAGCCAACGGGGGCGTGGGCAAGTCCAACCTGTCCCTGCAGCTGGGCGTGGCCCTGGCTCACGGCATGAGCCTGTTCGAAATCCAGACCAAGCCCAGTCGCGTCCTGATCCTGTCAGGCGAGGACGAGGCCCGCACCGTGCACTTCCGCGTCGCCAACATCTGCGCCGACATGGGCCTGGAGATGTCCAGCCTGCGCGACCGCCTCATGGTCTACGACCTGACCAAGCAGGACTGCGTGCTCTGGAAGGACGGCAACCCGACCGAGCGCATGCAGTGGTTGGCCGACGTGGTCGTGGCCTCCAAGGCCGGGGTGGTGATCGTCGACAACGCCTCGGACGTGTTCGCGGACAACGAGAACGACCGCACGGCCGTGCGTGGGTTCATGCGCTGCCTGAACCTGATCGCCGGCGAGACACGCGCGGCCGTGATGCTGCTGGCGCACGTCGACAAGGCCAGTGCACGCGGCGGGGCAGGGCTGGACACCAACACCACCTTTTCAGGCTCGACAGCCTGGAACAACAGCGCCCGGTCGCGCTGGGCCATGGTGCGCGACGGCCAAACGGTCGTGCTGCGCCATGAGAAGTGCAACCTGGGCCCGCTGCAGGAGGAGCTGCGCATCGAGTTCGACCCAGGCGCAAAGGTGTTCAGGCGCTTTGGCACCAGCCCAGGCCTCAAGGCCGCGGCCACGCTGGTGCGAAATCAGCACCGCGCTGTGATTCTTAAACTGATCGGGCGCTACGCCGACATGGGCACCAACCTGTCCATGAAGGCCAACGCGCCCAGCACCAACGTGTTCAATGTGCTGGCGCAGGACGACGAGTTCCCCAACGGCCTCAAGCGCCAGGAGTTCTTCCAGCTGCTGCGCGACATGGAGAACGAGCGCTTGGTCGGGCTCGAGGCCTACCGCAAGGCCAACCGCAGCATGGGCCAGCGCGTGGTGCTCACAGAGGCAGGCAAGGCCCGCGTGGCGATCGGCTCAGGCGCCGCGCCCACGTGGGCACAGAGAGATGACGAAGGAGAAGACGAGGAATGAACATCACGATCTACACCAAGCGCGCATGCCCGAACTGCGACACAGCCAAGAAGCTGCTGGAGGCCAAGGGCATCCGGTACGGCACTGCGGACGCGGAGAAGGACGGCACGATCGAGGCGCTGCGCATGCTGCACCCGCAGATCAGGCAGATGCCGGCCATCTTCATCGACGGGCAGTACGTCGGCGGCCTGGCCGGGCTGCGGGCGGCGTTGGAGGCACAAGCATGAACCGCGAAGACATCATCCGCATGGCGCGGGAGGCTGGGATTGTTTTTGATGACAAAGCTGCGCCGTTTTATGAACGCTTCGCCGCCCTTGTCGCTGCTGCCGAGCGTGAGGCGTGTGCGAAGGTGTGTGAGGACAAGTCCATGCACTGCGAGAAAAAAGCGCAGGAAGCAATCGAGGCTGGCGAGCATGACGAAGTGATCGCAATCAGGTCAACGGCTTGGCAGATCAGCGTTTGCGCCGCCGCCATCCGCGCAAGGGGGCAGGCATGAGCGAACCCAGACTCATTCGCCTGGTGCCCACAGGCGAGCTCATCAAAGGCGTGGAGGTGTGCGAGCCCGAGGAAGTCGTCGCGCTGGATGAGACGCGCATCGTCGAGCTCTGGCGCGAGCACCAAGAAGTGATTGGCTTTGCCAGGGCGCTTGAGCGCGAGCATGGGATTGGTAGGAGGTATGACGCATGAAAGCCAACATCTACAAACACACGTTCGTGGCCGAGTGCCCGAGCAACCATCAGCCCATCATGTACCAACTCACCATCACCCACGACCAGATGGTCAAGGTCGAGCACATCACGATGGCCTGCGCGCTTATCAAGCGAGGATTCCATGAAGACATCGCCGACCAGCTTTTTGAGCGCTTTGGCGGCAGCCAAGTGTTGTGCGCACATCACCACGGTGTGGACATCGAAACCCAACGCAACACATCGTGATCCATTACCACGGCACACCCATCACGCCACGCAGGCAGCTGCTCGAAATGTCGGGCCGCCACTTTTGCGTGTCGTTTGCCCGGCCGGACGACCTGGACGACTGCCTGCGCATCGGCCAGTCGGTCATGCTGGACAACGGTGCGTTCACCGCCTTCACCAAGGGCAAGCAGTTTGACCAGGCCGCCTACCTTGCATGGGTAGACGAGCACCTGGCGCATCCGCATTGGGCTGTGGTGCCTGACGTGATCGACGGCAATGAGGAGCAACAGCGCCAGGGCATCCGCGCCTGGCCATTCCCCAAAGAACTGAGCGCGCCGGTCTGGCATCTGGGCCTGTCGATTGACTGGCTGCTGGAGCTGGCAGACAACTGGCCGCGGCTGGCTTTTGGTAGTTCGGGCCAGTACTGGGAAGTGGGCTCTCCGTCCTGGTGCCGGCGCATGGACGAGGCTTTTGAGGCCTTGGCGCGCACGCGCAAGCACCTGCCATGGGTGCATGGCATGCGGATGCTGTCCCAGTCCGATGGGCCGTGGCCGCTGGCGTCAGCCGACAGCACCAACGTGGCCCGCAATTACAAGCGCAATCACGAACACCCCGACCTAATGGCCGGGCGAATTGACGCGATCCAGCCCGCGAGGAAGTGGCTGGGCACAAAGCAGATGGAGCTCGTATGAACGAGGACATGAAGAAAGCCTGGGTGGAGATCACCCAGATGATGGGCGAGCCCACCAACGAGGAGCTGGACGTGTTCCTGCGCACCTGGCAGCGAGCCATCCAGGCCGAGCGTGATCGGCTTGCACGCGAGTGCGCACAGCTGCCGTTCAGGGATACCGCGGCCAGCTTTGCCGTCTGGATCGCCAAGGGAGGCCAGGCATGAGGTTTTGGTTCTACACCTTGCGCGCCATGTGGCGCCTTATCGCCGGGCGCTGGTACGTCTGGCGCGATGCCCCCGACGATGTGGTGCGCTTCCATGCCGCCATGCGCCGGTGGGCAGATGACGCAGAAACCATCGAGATGGCCAGGCAGGCCACGCTCGAGCACCAGCTGCGCAAAAGGAGGTCACGCGATGCAACACGGTGACGGCGGCAAAGGCAGCGATCGCAGGCCAGGGCAGGGCTACCAGGAGGGCTGGGACAGGATCTTTGGGCGCGCTCCAAAGACTTGCCCGCCTTGTCACGGGGACTGTGAGCAGGGGCGTTCTTGCCCGGCTCGGCAGCGTTCT